ATGCCTGGCTCGAAGACCCAGACCAATCGTGAGAAAGCCCTGCTTGCCATGAAGAAGCCGCCGGCCAGCGGCTATTTCGAGTGGGATGGCAAGGATGAAGATGAACGTCCGCTGACCAGGCAAGAGATGGAAGCCGGAGTGGAGGAAGCGCGCAAGCGCCGTGGCCGGCCAACCGGCAGCAGCAAGTCCGCCACGACCATTCGACTGGACGAAGAAGTCCTGGCCGCCTTCCGCGCCACCGGCAGGGGTTGGCAGACACGGATGAATAACGCCCTTAAGGACTGGCTCAAGACGCATTCGCCTGGATAGCCTTCTTATGCCCAATCTGCTGGCTCTCGTGAGAGAAATCAGGCGGACGTATCTCCCCCAAATCCCCTCAACGCAAAGAAAAACGGCTTGAGGGTCGTGGACCTCAAGCCGTTTAAGTCCCTGATTTAACAGGGTAATTCTGGCGCGCCCGGCAGGATTCGAACCCACGACCCCTTGGTTCGTAGCCGTGCCGGCTTGAGTAACTCTCTGATTTTAAACACTTTCCGAAGACGCCGTTTACCCAAATTTGTACTGTCTTGTTCCGGTTTGAACAATTAAGTCCCCCAGAACTCCCCCCGGCTATACTGTATAACCATACAGTATTCATTGGGTGATGTATGCCCTTCAGAAAGGCACTGACTCGAGAGGACCTGCGGGTCATCCAAGCCCGCAACTCCAAATCTCCCGACGCCCTGACTCTCCTGTGGGAGATCAAGAGGTTGCGGGCAATCGTTCTTCGCGCAGACCAACTGCAGCGCTCACTGGGCACTCGCGTACTTCCACCGGGCGAAAGCATGATGTTAGATCTTCTTCGTAGCGACCTCCAGGGGGAGCCCTGCGTCGATGAGCGGTGGAACGTTTCACTGGAACTAGGAATCGCAGACGGCGAGCCAAGGGCCGGTAGGCGGCCGCGGCCCGAGAGATAGCTGCACTTCGGCTCTCACTTCTGAGCTAGCAGGTCCGATTTGAGTTTGCCGCCAGCCGTGGAACCGAAGTAGTAAGCCATGACATTGTTCATCTGCGTCGCCAGCGCCCCCAGTAGGATCAGCAGCGGTTCACGCACGCCATCCGGAATATCCGCGAACAGCAACCCCACGATAACGGCGAAAAAGCCCATCACGATCACGTACGCCAGGTTTCGGTTCGTCGTGTCCTTGAGTGCCGCCTCTCTGGCGCGGGCGCTGGCGCGGTCATCCGCGGCGATACGCTCCAGCGCCTGGGTGTTCTGGTAGCCCATCTCCTGCATTTGGAGTGCAAACTGCTGGTCGGCTTCTTTGAGTGCCCGCAGGTCCGCCTGCGTGGCACCGGCCAGTGCACTCTTGATTGCTGATTCAGTCTTTTCCGACAGGCCTAGGGCATCAGCAACAGCGGTCACGGCCAGGCCACCTAGAGGACCGCCCAGGGCAGTGCCTATCCACGGCGCGACACTCGATACAAGCGATTTCCAGTCCATTCAGGCATCCTCCGCTGCATAGTCGAGTTGCTGCGCAACCCGGTTGGTCCACCCCTTGCCGTAGGTCGGCCAGGTCGACAACGACGTGTAGTGGCGTAGCTCCTGAGCCGAGAGGCGCATCAACACGTCGGTGACAGTCATGGCCTGGACCGCGGCGATGGTTCTCGGCCCGACCACCCCGTCATCTGCCACGCGCGCCGCGCGCTGTAGGCATCGCACGGCCGTTCCCATGCCGGCATTCACGGCGAACTGCCAGAGCTGGTAGACGATGGCCGAATCGAACTTGTCGGCGCCGGCCTTAAGCCACCAGTCGCGGTAATAAATGGCCTTGGCCTGCTCCAGCGTCAAATTCGGGATATCCACGTCTGGGTAGGTGTTGGCGGCGATGCCGTATTTGGTGCCCAACAACTTGCCGACACCGACGCGGCCAGCGGTCCAGTTGCCAGGGTCCTTTGGGTCGAGGGAAAGACCGCCTTCGCTATTGATCAGGCGCTCGAAGGCTTGATCGAAGGTCATTTTCTTAGCTCCATCTTGAACGCTGTCCAAAGTGCGTAGGCCACCCAGCCGATTGCGCCAAGGCCGCCGACCTTGGCGGCCTGAACCAGGGCGGCCCGGATCATGCTGTTGCGCAACTCAAGCCGCTCGATCAGCGATTCGTGGTAACGGCGGTGGCCTTCGGGATCGCCCCCGGGAAACGCTCGGCGAAGGTCGTGGACCTCCTTGCGCAAGGTGATCAACTCCGTCTTGTTCTCGACGTGTTTGGCGTTGAGGCTTTGTCCGAGCTGCAGAATGGCGGCGAGCATCTCGCGTGGGGTGGGGTCTTGCTCCACCATCACACACCGCCGTTGCGCGCTGCATCCACCTGGTCCTGATACCGAATCTGCGCCAGTTCCAGCGTCGAACGCATGTAGGCATGCCACCAGCCAACGTCGCCGCCACCGTCCGCGGCCAACGTGCCAGGGTCGAAGGCAGTCAGTACGAGCGCGGGCGCGTCGGGCGGCGTCTGCGCCCAGACGGGGACGTACAGCGTCAGCGACATGCCGTTGGCGATTAGTTCGTCGTAGCGCTGGGGCGAGATGCGCGGCTCCAGGCTGTCGGCGGCCGGGTTGGCTAGGTCGAGAAGGTATGCAATGGGATCGGACATGGAGACTCCTCACGTTGCTAGAGTTGAAGTGTTTTTCCAACCACCGGATTGCGTGTATGTGCGGCTCGGCGGGCCGCCCGGAACTGGTGATGGGACGTCGGCGACGCTGCCCACGGCAAAATTACTGTTGGCTGGCGTGCTGGTCGAGAAAAACCGCGAGAGCCGGCCGGTTTGCCGATGGTCTGAGCGCAGTACCTGGATGGTTGTGTCGGTGACTTCCATCCCGTTGGCCGGGTACGTCAGGCCCAGGTTGTTGAGAATCTCCACCTCTCGGTTGTCAAGCGCTTTGAACGGCACCGCTGGCTGGGTGGTGTAGCTGAAGTCGTTATCCGAGAACTGCACCACGTTCGCGTAGCGCGCATAGACCAGCGGCGCGGTTGATCCGTCGAAGCCGGAAATCTTCATCTTTCGCGCGCGCAATCGCATCGTCGTCGATATAGCGGTCATGTTGATCGACTGCACGATCTGGTCCGCATTGCCGCCCTCGGACGAGACGATGCCGCCGTCGATCAAGATCGAACCATGCCCATTGGTCGCCGTGGACGTCAGGAGGTAGACCTTGCCCGCATTGGTCGTGGTCGTGGATTGGCACGGCGAATAGATCTGGACGTCCTGAAACTCGATATCATCGACGTCCTGGCCGACGAAGAATCGTTGGGTGCTGCTCTTGCTGATGCACTTGCGCACGCGCACGCCACGGCACCGCGTGTTCTGAACGCCATACTGTCCCGCGTAGAGCCAGACGCCGAGGGCCGAGATGTCGATCTCGTTGCCCTCGAACATGCAGTTTTCGATGATCGCGCCGATCAGCCCTTCAACCTTGCGCCCCACGCTGCTTGTGAGGCGCGCATAAGGCTGGATCGTGACCGTGCCGCGGTACTGCGCCTTGGAGCGAATGAACCTGCAGTTCCGAATGATCGGCAGAATGCACTCCTGGGCGGAGATGGCATGCAGGCAGTCCTCGAAATAGCAGTTCTCGATCTGGGAGTTGTCGCACCCCGTGTAGAGCACGACCCCGCTCGAACCGATAAACTGGCTATCCTTGACGGTTACGCGGGTGTATGTGCACAAGATCGCGAATGCTGGCGCCCGGACCAAACCGGCCGCTGTGCCATCGCCGAGGTCGTACACGCCGTCGCCGGGAAAGTCGCAGTCGATAATGTCGAGCCGGCCAGCATAGTTCACGGCGATAATCGAAGCGGCCGTCTCCGACTGAGCCTGCTGCTTATACGCGCCGATGCCGTTGGTGGCGCAGGTTTGCAGTTTGATCGAGTGGATCTTGTAGACACCAGGATAGCCGGTGTCAAGAGAATATTTCGACCAGTAGTCAAATGAGCAGCGTTCGAAGAGCAGACGTAAACCGTTGCTGCTATGGGTGAAGACGATATCCGGGTCGCTATAGCCGTTCGACCAAGAACCATCAAATGTCACATCTGCCCACGCTACCTGATAGAGGCCGGTTCTGATGTCGATAATGGATCCGGTAGGAAGCCCGGCACCGTCCAGCTTCTTCTTGAACGTGAACGAGCCGACAAAGCGAAGGGCGCGCCCAACCGTCAGCCCACGTACCAAGTACACCGCACCGGGACGGCCTCGAATTTGCCTAGCGCCGGAGTTAATTGCAGCTTGCCAAGAAACCGTATCTATTTCGTCGCTTAAGCTTTGCGCATGGGGATAGTCGCTCTGCGCTGCTTCTAGGGTTTCGTAAAAATCAGATAAAGGATGGCTTTGGCCGTTCCCAATCGCCCCAAAATCTTCTGGACTAACCCATTCTCTAGCTTTCTTCTGAAGGTTTGTCAGAACCGCTCCCGACCCGTTCTGACGAAATGCCACAATCTCGCCTCCCGGACCTTGCGTCAACTCCTGCCGTAGCGCCCCATCCCCTACTGCGACAAATTTATCTTTCTCATTCGCCCATACTCCGGTAGTGATGTAAGGAAGATCAAGATCGGCAGAAGCCCTGTACAACTCGCCATTATAGCGAAAGACCTGGTTTCGAGTTGCAATCTCAATTCCGGGACCGTAGCCCCCCAGAGCCTCGTAGCCAGAGTTCAAGAGAAATTGTTGGAATTGATCGTCGAACTGCTGTTGCTGCCGCTCGTGTCGCTTCTCGATTCCATACCAAGTAAGACGCGGGACACCAAGCCGATCTGCCCACGCTTCGTTCTCGAGGTCGTTTTCCCTATGATCAAGGTTCTCAGCGTTATCAAAGAGATCTTTGACGGCGGTGCTTCCCAGTGAATTTCGGGTGTGGTACGTAGTCATGCGATTACCCAATAAAAAAGTCGCCCTGAAAGGCGACTTTTGTTTAGATCGAAGCGGAACCTATGCAGGCGATCCGTCGTCGTCCGCGTACACGCGCGCATCGTAGTTCATAGCCGTCACGCTGACGGTATCCATGCCCTGTGCCGTCACCTCGGTCACCAGCGCTGGATATGACCATCGCTCTACAGTGCCGAAATACACATGTGGCAGCTCCTGCTTCAAATTCACCACGGGCAGGGGGTCGGGAAGGTCTGCGATGATTTGATAGTCATCCGCACCGGGCTGGGCGGAAAAAGGCCCAGCAAGTGTGCCGTCTGGCCACCTGAAAGCAACAACGTGGTCGGTATTACTATGCCAAGCCATCGGCTCTCCAACGACCAGCAATACGCCGTCGGACTGGCGCTCTACATGCTCGAGAAGCGCGGACTGACCATAGCCCGCAACGTCGGATAGCAGGGCGACATAGCCCATGTATCCGCTATTTAGCGCATCCATCTCGGTGCCGAACCTGTATTCCCAACTGCGGTATCGCGCGGCGCGTCTACGACGCATGCCGATGCGCCACGCACGCGTGCGCGTAACGACACCTTTGATATTTATTTTTTCCAGCTTGAAGCCAGGGTCGCCTGGCAACAGGCAATCAATTGTCTGCTTGGTCCAGCTTTCACCATCCGTATATTCGACCTGTACGCCGTCGATGTCGTCGATACGCGCCGACCTAAAAGTGCGGCGCAGGGGGCCAGTCATGTTCTGGGGCGAGTACGCCTGCTCAAACGACGTCCTGACGCCATCACGAACAGGTCGAATGCGACCATCGTCAATTGTGAACTCTCCCATGCCGGCGCCAAAAGCGAGCATCAGTGCATCACGCACTGTGGTCTCGTCATAAACATAATCCAACGTCTCATCCCGGCCCTCCCAAATGTCATGCAGCCGCCGGAACTCGTCCATGTCTATGTCGTTGTCGGTATAGCCAATTGTGTTCGATATGTATTTTGCGAAAGCCGATATCGCGCGGGTGGGCTGCTCTGCTCCCCATGTCCCGTCAGGCTGTAAAGTCGGAAGGATGCGCGTAGCAATGACACTGACCTGGTTCTCGGACCGCGCTGCGATCTTTCCAGCGCCCAGGATACGGACCGCCATTGTGGTCCATCCTGGGTAGCTATCTGTGGTAGGCAATCGACTGCGTAAGCCATACCAAAGGATGGTGTCCTGCACCTGAGTAGAGGTATCCTGGGCTCCCACCCGGCGAACGCGAACCTCAGGCCGCATCGCGGCAACGTCAAAGCGCTCCGTGAACCCAATCTGGTCGAGGGTTCGCGCCGTGTATAGCTTGATCGCTGAATTCCAGGCGCCGGGACCATTAGCATCGCGGTATTCAATCTCTACTTGCACAGTACGTTCGTCCAGACCCCCATCATCGTTGATGTAAGCTAGACCTGACTGGAAAAAAAAGTCCAACTCGAAGGTCGTGGTGGTTTCGGCCCCAGGACACGCCATAAAGAGACTTGTCCACTCGCCGTAGACTGTATTAGGGTCCACATCGGTGATAGCGCCAGTCGCCGTCACATTGGGAAAACCGGCCCAGCCAGATTCCACTGCCCCAGCAAAGAGGGCCTCAATTTCCAGAGTCGTGTCGGTGCGACTGGTCAGCTGATAGCTACGTCCAGGCTTATAGAACGCCATCGAATAGGTGCCGTCAGCCACGTTGGCGACAACTCCGCCAAGCTCATCTTGCAGTTCTACCCAACCGACCCCGCTGGAATCTATGCCCATGGCTCGAATCACGTAGGCAGCGGCCGGCAATTCCTCGCTTTCGACGCCGACCTGCATGGATACACTTGGATCAAGCTCGCGCCAGTTCCCTGTAAACCGGTTTACGCTGGATTCGCTTATCGGGTCGAATACCGCACTGACAACGTAACTCTGAGGCACAACCAGATCGATCCTCGTTCCAGATCCCCATGACGCGGGAAATGCGCCGCTGCTAATGCTGATCTGGTCGCCGTCGAAAGTTAAAGGACCTGCTGGCGGGACAACGTCGGAAGAAAACTCCGCGCTCAGCTCAAGGCCAGCCGTACCGGATGACGTGCCGCCAACCTCGGAAACCGTGTACCAGTGCTCGTGTGCAGTATGGCCCGTGACGCTGGTGCCTGGCTCGTACAGAATATATTCTGCATTACCGCCCATGGATGCAAAAGGTGTATCGCCAATGAAGACCTCATCCACCGCGATCTCGTAGCGACCGGGGCCGACACAGCATAGGAATTCCAAATACTGCTCTCGGGGCGCAGAAAAATAGCGGCGCGGCGGCGTCAGGTAGTCCGGAAATCTCTTGAATCGGCCCGCCAGTTCTGGCACGACCTCGCCCAATTTCGCTGTGTTGGCCTTGGCCTCGGACGTTTCAAGCTGCTCGCCCTGCAGGGTCTGCGTATTGCTGGCATCCGAACTCGGCATCAGCCAGCCGAACGCGAAATCGATGATGCCGCCGACAATGCTGCCGATCGCCTTGAACAGGCCGCCATGAGGGACAATGCGCACGTCCACCACGTCATCAGCGCCCAACGCGGCTACATCCCACATCTCCGGCGCTATCGGTCGGCCGTTGACTGCAATGCAGACAGGCTGCGGCGACTGATTGCGCCAGTCCAAGCCGTGGCTGTCCAACCATGCACCGACAGTGCCGCCAGCATACGCGTGGACCTCAACAGGCCTGCCAGGCATCAGGCTGGGATAGACGTTAATCGGCATAGTAGACGACGCGGCTGTAGCGCGCTTCGAAAGCTCGGAGCGGCGTAATGCACGGCCCCACGGGTTCGTCGGTCTCAAGCACCCATCGGCGGCCATCCGCCTGCACTACCAAGCCCACATGGACACACAGGCGCGCGCTCCAGGCTGTCGCGATTGAGCCAGGAACGGCGGGGCCTGGCTGGAGCCCCTCACAACCGGCCACCTCATGGCAGGATCGCGTAATGACCCGGAGGTTGCCCGGCCGGGCATCGGTGCAGGCCGGCAGCAGCGGCTTGCCATAGATTTCATGGCGGGCAAGACGCACCAGACCCCAGCAATCCAATTCCACCGGCCCGCGGCCGCCGCGCACGTACCGCGTTTGCAGATAGCGATCGATCATAGATACTTGAGGCCCGGGGCGTTGTGCACCGTGTATCGCTGGCGCGGCCATGCGGCATTGAGCAGGTCATAGAATGAAGCGTCGATCTGCACTTCCGCGCCTTCGAACTGGCCGCCCGCCACCACCATGGTGTACGGACGCCGCGCCGGCGCTGATTTATCGCTGGCTAGATATTCCCTGTAGATCAGCGGCACCCTTTCTCCGGACTCCAGCGCGGCGTCCACGTATTCATCGATCTGCCCATCCACACTACCCAAAGCGAACGACAGGTTCTGCTGGCCGCTGGTGTTCCGGGCAGGTAACGCAATGGATAAGCTGCACGCCTGAAATGTGTAGTAGATGCCATCCACTCCCAGATCGTGGTCCTGGAAGTCGGCGCACAATCGTACCGGCGGCCTTCCGGAAACCTGGATCTCGAGCGTGGGGATGATGACCTCGTCCGTCGGAGCGCTGGCATAAACAACAGATAGCAAGGTCATGCTTCAGGCCACTTCTTGTTCATTGCTATGTCGAAGATGTCTGCATTCAACAGGTATTCGGGCATCAGCCCCCAGCCTGGCGGCATCAAAGGTCGAGTCCAGATCTCCAACTCGGCGTTGAAACGCCACAGGTTTCGACCTCTCAGGTTTGGACCTTCGTACATTCCAGTAAAGCGGCAGACCAGCGTCACCCGTCCGATAGGCGTACGCACGGGCATGTTGAACCAGTCGGCGCCGTCATGAATGGCATCGCGGTACCAGGCCTCGAAGGCCGCGGCCTGGGCATCGTTGAACAACCATCCAAACTGCTGGATGCTCGGCACACTGGTAAACCGCCGGCGCTGCCGCGCGCGACCCGATTCCATTGGAGTTCGCACCATCGGGTCAACATGCTGTGTACTTTGCGGCTCTCGAAGCGCGCAGGGCAGCCCGGCCGGGAAATCAATCTCGGATGCGATCGCCATCAACGACCCCTCCGCGTGACGCCATAAGCCATTTCAAGCGCCTTCGCAGCACGCCCGCCAGAGCCGATGTTCGCCACGAACACATTGATAATCTCTTCGCCGCGCTCGTTGGTAGTCATCTCAACCTGCCGGGCTCGAGATGCGTCCTCGATAATGTTGACGATGGGCTGCGCGGGCGGCCTATCGGGGGCGGCTCGCGTCGCAGCCGGGGGTAGAGGTGCAACGTAGCCCCCGTCGGCATAACCATTCAGGCTTTCCAGGAAGCCCAGGCCAAGCTTGCGCGTAGCCTCCGCATTGACCACGTACTCTCCGGCGTGCACCAGTCCGGCAACGTCGAGCTTGCCGCCAGGGCCGGTAAAACCACCCTCGGCGAAGCCCGCCAGGGCCATTGTCTGGCTCAGGGTCGTGGGGCGCACCATCCCAGCCAGTGCCGGGATAGAGTTGCCACCGAACGATGCCAGAGATGCCATTGCCGCCGCTGGTGCATACGCCTGGGCCATGGCCATGCCGGTGGCAAATGACGAGCCAGCCAATGCGGCTTGGATGGTCTTGCCCAACACGGCGTTCACCAGCATCTGGATGCCGATCTTGATCAGCATCCGCACTACGTCCTGCGCGATGGAACGAAAGAGGTTTCCTAAATCCAGCTGGCCGGTCGTGATGAAGTCGTAAACGGTGTCTTCCATGGTGCCGAACGCATTCGTCACCACCGACTGCATCTGGCCATAGACGTTTTGCGCCTCGGCAAGATAGTTCTGCAAGCCGGCCATCGCACCAAGCTGCCAACTGCTTTCTTTCTCGTTGCGAGCAACGATGAACTTCTCATATTCTTCCAGCGAGCGCTGCTGGTAGACCTGCTGAATAGCGATCTGGTCTTCGTACTGCTTCCGAATCTCCTCCGTGCGCGACTCGTCGGTGTTGAGCGCCAATGCCTGACGCTGCTGATCTTCCAGATCCCGAATGCGCTGGGAGTAGGTTTGCAGGATCTGCAAGCGCGCCTGCATGTCGCCGGCTGCGCGATCGCTCGTGCCATAGGCTGACAACGTCTGCTGGTATCCGGCGATCTGAAGCATCAGATCGCGCTGGGCCGACAACTGAGCATTCTGCAAATTGAGATTCGCCTGCCGAGACTCTTCCGCCTCTTTCGCCATATCGATAGCGGTCGCCAAGCCTTCGGCCTTCTGCAACTGCTCGCCGGACAATCGCACTGTGCCTTGCTTCAGGTCCAGCATCAGCCGCTCGTAGACCGTCAAGTTCTGGGTCTTGATCAACTGATCGTTCAGCGACTTGAGGTACTGTTCCGCAGCGGCCTGCTGTTGCTTAAGCAGCTGCTCGGCCTCCTTAGCGGCCTTCTTTCGGGCCGCGGCCGCGGCGGCGGCGCCAGCGGCGTTTGGTGCAGCCGCTCGCGGCGGACGTGAATCCAGTTCTGCGTATGCAGCCGGGTCATTGATTGCGGGCGCCTTCCCCTGCGCTCGACGAAGCGCTTCTAACGCCTTGATCTTACTTTCCGTAGCAGCGATCTGCCGGTTCAGATCTCCAACATCCCCGAAGATAATGTCATTCAGGCGGTTGGTGAAGGACTTATCCGGATCCAGATCATCCCTCGTTTTTCGAAGCTTATCTAACTGGCTCTGCAGACGGTCGATTGATGCATCGGCATCAGCAGCGTCTTTCCCGGAGATTTGTAGCCACCCAAAAAACGACGAGCCACTGATTACTGCGGCGGCCTGCACCACCGTACGCAACAAGTCAGCAATCCAGCCCGTAAAGGTCGCGAATGCTTGCTTTGTTTCTTCGGAACTCAACGTTCGCGTGAATTCGTTGATCGCTGCTGTAGCCTGATCGAAGCTGCCATCCTCGCCGGTCAACAATGAATTGAGCTGATTCTGCAGGCCTGCAATCGCTCCACCGAAGGTATCTCTCGCCGCCGCCGCCGCACCGCCGTACGACGACTCCAGAGCCTGCAAGACAATAGACTGGGCCTCGGCAGACTTGCCGGTTTCCTGTAACCGGGTGACGAGAGCCTTTTGGTCCTCCGTGAAACGAAAGCCCTGTTTCTGCAGCGCAGTGAGGCCGTCCTTCGGCGAGTCCAGAGCTCTGCCCACGGTTTCAGCCGCGTTCGTCACCTCCATGCCCATACGTGAGGCCATGTCGATGGCGGCCTGGAGAGCGCGAGGAAACTCTTCGCCAACGATGCCTGAATAGCTCAACAGGCGTGTCTGCGCCTGGTTGATGTCCCCGGCGCTGAATATGCTCCTGCCCTCCAGGGCGCCGGCCATGTCGTTGAGCTGCTTTTGTGTATAGCCAGCAGCGTTGCCAGTAGACCGCAGCACCGCGGCCAGTTGTGCCTGCTCGTTCTGCGCGTTCCGTGTCTCGGTCACCACCTTCTGGATTGTCGCAGCGATCGAAAAGCCTGCGAACGCGCCGGAAATCGCTTTGCTGATGCCAGACCACGCTTTTTCGACCTCGGCGGCGCGCTGCCGTTGCTTTTTTGCGATCGCGCGCGACTTCTGATCCGCGACCCGCTCGGCCTCCGTCATGCCACGCGTGAAGCCCCCGATCTTTGCGACCAGGTCGAGTGTCAAAGTGCCCAGGGCACGTGCCATTTGCTATATTCCGACGTTACAAATTGACATCAGGGGCGAGGCAATGAAAACCATACTCATCTCGGCGGCGCTGGCAATATCGTTGACCGCATGCGTATCAAGCGGCGTGCGCGTGACAGGCGAGCAGACTGCCACGCTCAAACGCGGCGAAACCACCCGAACGGAGGTTCTGGCCGCATTCGGCAAGCCCACCACACAGGTGCGTCGTGCCGATGGATCCACCATGCTCATGTACATGTACACAGAAGCCGCCTCGCGCCCAGAGAGTTTTATTCCCATTGCCGGGGCTTTCCTCGGCGGTATGGATATGCGTTCAAACCACGTCACCCTGGTGTTCGATCCCAATGACACGCTGACCGACTACACGTCCGCCGAAACCGAAACAGGAACAGGCTTTGGCGCGAGAACCGGCGCAGTTGATCGGGTCGTCGATCAACCGCGCCGGTAGCTACCGCCACGTCTTCATTGCCGTCTCAAGATCTATGGCATGTTCCTGGCGACGTGGAAGAAAGTCTGTATAAGCCGGCGCCTTCGCGCCTCGTTTACGTGGTGCCGTCCCAGCAACCGTGTGCGAAATCAGAGCCGCGGCGTGAACTATTCGAGGCCCGAGCGCCAGTGAGCCATGGCGGCGCCGATACTCCATCCAGTTCAGATACTCGTCGTAGCTCAGCCGCCGCTTGGCTTCCTCGATCGTTTTGCCGCCGACGCCCGCGAGGACAAGCTCGTGCCAGATCTCGTCGGCGGCTGTGAGTTTTTTGGCGTATTCACCTCATTGATCGCGCGGACGAACGCCCATGCCAGCGCCGGTTCCAACGCAAACGCTTGGTCATAGGTGAATTGTTCGGTTGCGTTCTCGCCCAGGCGGATACACAGAC